CTGTGCCTGTAAGAATAACGGATTGACCATTAGATACACCTCCGTTATTGAGGACGTATTGAAGGTCAATGGTGTTGCTCGATGCAGAAGTAATCTGACCCTGAGCATTAACCGCAATAGTAGGCGCTGTATAGCTCCCCGCAGTTACAGCAGTGTTGGCCAAAGAAATGGTTCCGGTAGTTGTTACCGGCCCCCCCGAAAGTCCTGTCCCCGTATTAACCTGAGTAACCGTACCGCCGGGCCCCGCACCACCCGTAGACTCGATGGTAATGGTGTTGGTGGCTGCGTCACCAGTAACAATGGTATTTGGCCCTGCGGCAAAAGTCACATCCCCAGTAAGGCTTGTCCCGCCAGCGGAAGCAGTGGTAACGGGCGTGTTGGAGTTAGCTCCAATAACACGGCCGTACTGGTCCACGATGACGCTCGCATAACTGTATGTGCCTTGAGAAGACACAGTAGAAAGGCTTACGTTGACGTTGCCCGAAGTCGGAGTAGCCTGTATAGGGCTAGTCCCAGTAACAGTGTTGACAACGCCTCCGCCGCCTGTCACAAAGTTCGCGAGGCCCTGAACAGTAAACTGCTTAGTATTCTCGTTATCCTGAGAGTCGGTACCAATAAGCGTATCCGCCCCTACCGGGGTTGTCTTTTGAGGATAGCTTGTGTCGTTGCCAATCTTAGCCATCTTACTTCCGGCGGTCTCCGGTGATAGCGGTGATGAGGAGGTCGATGTAGCCGAAGACTTGGTTGTCGCTCTCCGTCGGCGTGAGATTCACGATGACCTTCGCGAAGGCCAGAGCGGCGAGCAAAAGCTCAGCCCAGAACTCAGTGATAAAATCAATCATGGAACCAAGTTACGCAATTCAGTACAACCACGTTACGTTGCCTGCTTTGCTGGGGTCGCAGTCCACGTGGATGAAGTTGGTGCCGACGCCAATCCTGTCGAATCCGGCTTCGATAAGGCCCTTCAGAACAAAAAACCGGCGGTTAGAACTGTCGGCACGGATGTCGGCCGCCCATCCCGTAAGGTGGCTGCTTCCAACGCGGCCCCCAACCTTTTGGTTCCAGTACTCCGTACGATAGCCAGAGTTGATGACGTACGGAACTCCACTAAGCTCACGGGCCAAATCAAGCTTCTCTAAAAAGATGGGCTCCATCTCTTGGCCCGACCCCGGCTGGTCCGGGCTGTCGAATTCGTCGTAGGTGAAGTACTTCACTTGATGCCCGTTTGGGCCAACAGAATCTTAATCTCTTGCACAGCCTCCGTAAGGGCCGTCAGCATTGCCTTCACCTCGCTTTCCTGTCGCTCTAGCATGATGATGCGGGACTTGAGCTTGCCGACCTCGCCACTCAACTTGACGTAGACTCCGATGAGGGCTCCGGAGAGGGTGATGATTTCGAACAAGGTGATGGTGCTGTCCATGATGCGCTACTATCCCAATCGGGCTCTTCCCAGTAAATCCAATACTGCTGGTTTCTGTTACTATTCCGATAAAGATAATTAAGGCTCATCAGATGAACTTCAACAGAATCCGAACATAGGGGTCTCCTGTACTTGGAGAGAGATGAAAATTCGTGATAACCCCAATTTTTGTTCCGCTTGTAGAGTCGGTGGTAAGGAGGTGCGACGTGGTGTTGTCGGCGTACACAATGCCTCCCCCAACTGGCGCAGCGCCGCCAATCATTGAGGGCGACAGGTTAATCAGTCCGCTGGTAGCTACAGTACAATAGATTCCTATTGGCTCATTGCACACAACGCCCGCGATTAAATCTGTACTATCACTAGAAGCATCCCAGTTTGACGCAAACATTTCCGAGCCCGTGGGATTCCCTCCGGGTGCAAACTTAACGATGTTTCCGGCCACTACACCTACGTCTTCCTTAGCCCGAAACCTTTGACTTTGCTTGTATGGAACACCGTCTATATGAATAGCGCCATTGTCAGGTATGTTGACAAACATGTCGCAGGCATAGACGTCGAAAAAGCCCGCGAAGCTTCGCACCAAGCTTCCCACCTTTATAATCGTCCCCAAACTAACTAGAGACCCCGCATCAATGTAGTATCCCGATGCGCTCTTGGCACAAATAGTGTGTGATGAACCCGCATAGAGGGTTGTGCCCAACAACGGGGTTTCTCCCTCTATGACAACTACCTCAACATTCTTTAAAACGCCGTAGCTAACTATGTCATTAGTTTGCCCATTGGATGCGCCAAGGTTAATGCCCACAACATTAACGTGGTCTACGAATCTGTTTGTCAATGCGCCGGGGCTGCCGTTACTACCCTGTACTCGCGGTAAACCATCGGTTCCAGTAGTATTGAATACTGCGACGCATTTGGTAAAATTAGGCGAGTTGCCGACGACTTCTGCCTTAAACGAAGTGGTTACGCGAGCAACGTCGTCCACCGTAACCGCCTCGCGGTTTGCATTGGTTCGAGCCGAGCCCTTGTCTTGAGTATCTACACCCGCCGCTACGGTGTGAATCTTTGAGTCTCGAGAAAGCTCCGTCATTATTTTGAGGTTTGTCCGACGCTTTCAAGGGCCTCAAGGCGCTCTAGGATGTCGTGCAGTTTGTCGTCAATCTCCGTGATGACCGCAACAAGGCGCTCAATGTCAATGCAGTCCTGCTGGGTATCTGCGGTCCAAGTCGTCAAACAGCTCATGATACTTCAAATAAAAGGGTTCCGGTCATGTTGCCAAACGCCGATGAGAAGCCGTTGGTTAAGAAAAAATACAGCACGTCGCCGGCGGAAAAACTGTTGCTTGAAAACGTCATGGTAGTTGCCGTATAGGCAGTCAACCCTTGTGCGGTCTGGGTCTCTAGCGTCGTGAAGTTGCTCGCACTACCCGCTTGCATAAGCTGAACGCCCAGAGAAAAACCGGTGCCCCCACTAAGGTTCAAGGTCACATAAAACGTAGCGGCTTTGAGCGACCCGTCGAAAGGTGCAACAAACCTATTGTACCTCTGGCGACTGGTTTGCTCCGACTCGCTCGTAAGCGGAATGAATACATCCCGCACGTTGCTGTCAAAAAACGCGAAAGGAATCAGGATGTTGTTCGTGCCACCGCCGCCACCGCTGCCGTTAGCAGCAGCCGTAATTCGTCCCTGAGCGTCGACAGTGATGTCCGCACTCGTGTAGGAGCCCGGAGTAACGGCCGTGTTTGCAAGGTCAATAGTGCCCGTCGTGGTAATCGGACCACCCGTAAGACCCGTACCGGTAGCTACCTGAGTAACCCCGGAGTCGACAAGATTGCCGACCTCAATTTTTTTTGTTTCGTTGCCTGCAACATCTACAATGGCCAAGACATCTGTTGACGCCGGCGTCGTGAGAGCATTGAGGTCTGTAATTGTCTTATCAGCCATCAGTTCTGAATAAGGTATTCTGAGGTGTTTTGATTTAGCGCGATGCGATTTGGAGACGGGGTGCCGTTCTGAATAATAAAGTTGGTGGGCTGCGGAGCAGCACCGCCACCGGGCGTCAGGCTCTGAATCTGATTCGAAATCGCAATCGCAAGCGGCATTACCAGAGAGCCAAAATGTTATTTGCAGAGGTATTACCGTCCAAGACGCGCTTCACTTGAACCGGAAGGAAAGACCCTGCTGGAACCGCCGCGAAGAGCAACAAGGCGCCGCTAGAAGTCAAAACCTCAATGTCTCCTCCATTGCCAGAATAAAGAACGCAACCGGGGTTGGTGTCGGAATACAGCGTGTAGTTCTCCCCATTGGCCATAATATTGGCACTCAAGGTGAGCTGGGTGGCAGAATCAACAGCAGTAACCTTCGCTACCGTGCTATCGGTTGTGTTGTAGACAATGAACCCTACAAGGTTGGCGCTAAATTCCGCGTTGCTGTCCACGAGTTTGTTGGTAGTGGTGCTAGTGGCAGCGCCGCTTACACTGGGGCCAGCGACGTTGGGGACGTTGATGGTGTCGGAAAGGATGACTTTGACGCCGGTCCCGACTTGAAGTTTTTGATATGCCATTACTTTCTTTTACAGCCGAAGTTCTTGGCGAAATTCGCCATCTCTACGACATCTTTGTCATACTTGCCCTTATTGCGCATAACGGCATTTGCTGCACTGCACGGGCTGTCGAAGCCATTGCGCTTTGCCCATCGGGTAAACTTACCCGGGTTTTTGACTTTAGGGACGGCCATAGGGGAACATGCGGTTTAGAGAATCGCGGCGCTGAGCGCAACCGCAATCCTTGCCCTTAGACACTTTGTCTACCACGTACTTGACGCCCGTAGCCTTGGTGACCTTTTCAATAGTGTCGCCTAAGCCCTTGCTCTTCATCGCTTTCCAATGATGCTGGACAGGTGTGCCTTGACGTTGTGAACCCGTCGGGTCTCCTCCATGGAGTGGTCGCCCCCGTAAGGGTTGTCGCCAGAAGCTTTGCTCATGCCCTTGGACTCGTCGCGGCGAGCTTTCATAGATTGAGACTTCTTACCGTGGCGAGCTCCGAGAGCGTCGTCGAGGCGTGCGTTGTAGCCTTGTTTCATGTGTTTCATGGTCCTAAGTTAATACTTTCCCTGTCTTCCTTTGGGGCTACTCTTTGTACTTCCACCGGGGCCAGCCCACAGCTTCTTGCAGGCCCAGTATCTAGCGGTGAGTTTACTCTTGGCTGAGCCACACTTGTGCCGCGCCCTGAAACTTTTACGCGCCGCAGCACTGTAGTTGTGGCCATAGCCCTTCGCTCCGAAATGAATAATCTTTTCCTTGCCGCCCTCGCAGCCCTTGACCATCATCTTCTTGCCCTTGCTCGTGCTACGACGAGGCTTGTTGCAGGGCATGTCCTTCTTGCTGGGCATTCGCTTATAGCCTGTGGGGTTGGAAAAGGATAGAAAACTTATTGACCTCGGCAGCACCGCGAAGGGGGTACCCATAAATAATGCCTACTGCCACACCGCTTGTGTTGTCTGTAGTCAACAGATGGCTGGCGTTAGTTGTGCCGTCACCAGCATACACAACGGAGCTGAGGAGACCTGCGGTTTCGCTCGTAAGTACATTGCCCGAAGCGTCATAAACTGTAGCGTTAACAAGCCCATGAGCACAGACACCCATCCCGTCATCGGTGCCGTTGCCAGAAACTGTAGCTGATGAAATTCCAAGGATATCTAAGTTGGCGTCGGTGTTCGTGTAATGACGAACGTTAGAGACGAAGGCGACACCATTACCAACGTCGGACGACGTGTTCCCAGCATGGACAACCAAAGAGCCCGCAGTAACTCCGGCGTTACCAATGGCGGGTAAACGCACCGTGCTTTGGTTGGATACACCGTCGCGGGTAGGTCGCAAATAAGGGTCTTCGACGCCTCCATTCACGTAAACCACCGCGTCCTGTACAAACGAGGAGTCAGTACCCGGAATAATCATAGTGGCAATAGACTGTCCAGAACCACTATCGGGACTAAGAATGTCTCCTGTCACCCCTGCGGTTAGTGTCGAGCCCGCAGGAGGGCGGGCCCCAGTTGCCGCATCTGTATAGACTATAGCTTTAGGTACGATGCCGTTAGAGCAAATCTTAAAGGTCTCTCCTTGACTAATTGTGTTAAAGCCAGAAGAGGTGCCGTCCACAACTTTTTCGTCATAAGCGACGCCCATAGGTGTGTACGTATTGCCATCGGTATTAGCGTTTAAGCCGCGAGCGATAGCGGGGTTGTCTATAACAAGGGGCAGCCCCGTAGTCTGGTCAACTCCAATTTGGTATACAATCGCTGAGTGGATGAGCGCCTCAGCCGCAACCGCGTTTACGTAGGCATTTTTAAGTGAGCTCACAGAAGCCGCCGAATTGGTGCCCCCCGAAAGTGTCGCCCCACTTAAAGTGGCGTTCGCAATAGTAGTCGCAACCGAAATGGAGTTCCCCGATGTACCGGCCGTCTTGGCAATAAGGTTTATGACACTGTCGTCAGTGGGAGCTTCAAGTGCAATTACACTGAATTCAGATTCGATGGTGTAGTCTACGCTGGTTTGCTTAGAGTTACCAAAGAAATTTACAATCCTACTAGACTGGGTGCCGACCGAACTTTGAATTTCAATCTCATTGCCAGAACCAGTAAGCGCGGTCCGGAAAGTAATTACAGTGCCCCCAATCGTTAGAGTTTCACCATTTGCCGGCAAGCCAGAAAATGTCAATGTGGCAATCGCAGGAAGGCCACTGGAATACTGAAACGGTTGGGTAGCAATTTCTTCTATAGAATACGCCTTGCGGTCATCGTTCTTGCGACGAGAACCACGGTTGTCCGTATCTACACCGGAGGCCACCCCGTGAAACTTAGTTCCTGCTGGAATTGCCATTTTTTCTTTTTTTGTACCTGAAGAACTTGCGGGGGCGACCCAAGCTGTTTGTCTTCTTCAACTCATACTCACGACGGAAGTCTGCCCCTTGAGGAGAGTTGTAGAAATCCAACTCTTTCTGAACACTAGGATGGCTGCGAGACTTCAGGAAGACATTCGTAAAGGGATTTACGCTGGCGCCATGACTAAAACCCTCATCGCCAAAATGACGGGCAAGACGAGAAGCTTGGCGGTCCTTATAGTCTTTACCCTTCGCCTTTTTGACAACGTACTTGCGCTTAACCCTTTTTTTTGGCATGTCTCTTCCTGAATCTACGAACCGCGCGGTTGACGACCACCTTCGCAACCCAGCGCGGGATGCGGCGCGACATGAACTTCAAAACCTTACCTACGACGGGTGACACGAGCTGCTTTCGTATTAGAGACAAACTGCTTATTGCGGCCCTGAGCCTTTTTCTTCCGAGCCGTCTTGGCCCGCTGAGCCTTGGTTAGTCGCTTGGCCTTAGCTAAAGGCAGGCACCTGTCGGGGTTCTTTTTGTTTTTGCTCGTGCCGCACTCGCCTTTGATGCTGCCATCGGTACCGATGCGCACCCACTTCTCGTCGCGCCACTTCTTGAGCTCGCCCATCAATACGAGGACTTCATCTTCTTTTCCATCCCGTAGCCCGGGTTGTTCTTCATCGTACCACCCGTGGTCTTAGCAAAAGAGGCGGCCTGTGCCTTTCCCGTAGCGTTGTACGGAAAGCTCTTGGTCATTTTTTTGCCGCTCATAGGGCACTTGTAGGTAACAGTAGGCATTACTTTTTCTTTTTCAAAGCCTTGAAGTCGGCTCCGGTAATTTTGTTAAACGGCGGTGCTGCACCCGCAATCTTTTTTTGAGCAGCAGTAAGCTTTTTGATATCAGCATTCCGCATAGGGATGCTGTCCATCTCCTTCTTATTCATCGCTTAGACTTCTTTGTAGAAGCCTTGTTGACCGACTTCAACATCTGGTCGATTCGTGCAGCCTGAGCCTTGTGCATCGCAGATGCTTTTTTCAGCTCTGCTGAAATTTTCCGGAGCTTTGCTTTGTCCATGATTTAAAAGTTGCTTTTTGGGAGTGGGATGTCACGGCCCTTAACCGGCGATGGCGGCTTTGGTTTCAGCGGCTTGATGCGCTTAGGACCATAAGTAACAGGGACTCCTCGGTGTCCAAGAGCATGCTCTTTCCTCTGCACGACACCTTGATTGTTTGGGCGAGCGCCACGATACGCCAACGGCGTGCGGCCAAAAAGGTCAGCCCTATCATTCGTTTTTTCCAGATAAGTCTTCTCGCGCGAAGACTTTTTGCCAGAGGCCGTACCGCTGGGTCTGTTCGAAGGAACTGTTTTGCGGGTCTTTTTTCCTTTTGCGGGAACAGACCTCTTTTTTTTATCTCGCTCACGCTGAGCTTTTTTGTAATTTCTCGGCATCACTTCTTGGATTTCTTCGCGTAGTTCGGGTCCTTACAATACTTGCTCGCAGCCATGTTGGCATACGCGCTAGGGTAGCGGTCGAACGTCCGCTTAGCCCAAGCAATACCCGCAGGACAAATCTTGTTGCCCTTCTTCGTGCGCCCCTTTTTAGCCACGGCGTGCAACGCGAATCTTAGCCCTCATTCCCGGGCGCTTGGACTTGCTGGTTGTGCGGGCCATGCCCTTGCGCTCAACCTCCTTAGCCTTGGTGGCGCCGGAGCCACCGGTTTTGGTCTTGGTCTTGTAGACCTTGCCGCTTGCGGTCTTGGTTTTAGTTTTAGTCACTTTGCGACCGCTCTTGGTGGTGCGGGTGCTTGACTTCTCTTTCTTTGGAGCGCGTTTCATGGCCATGTCAAGTATCTTGTGGGACCAAAATACAATGAACTATCTAAAGTACTGGAGGGTCGTCCGATACTTCATCAATGCCAAGTACGGCATCACCCAGCCCGACCTAGAGATGCTCATCTTCCTTTACGATGAGCCATACTTTACCCGAGCCAAGTTCAAAGAGTTCGACAAGACCTTCTCGTGGGACAAAGACCGCTTCAACCGCCTCGTCAAAAACGGATGGGTAGAGAAAGTGTCCGTAGAGTCTAAGTCGCGGCTAGGGGTATACAACCTGACCTACAAAGCCAAGCGCGTAATAGGGTACGCCTACGCCCTGCTCGAAGGGAAAGAGTATCCCATGGAGGCGCAGAACAACCCGGTCTTCAGGCGAGACTGCTCATTCACCGACAAGATGTACAAGCAGGTGATGATGCAAATCAATGAAGTACAACGACAACATCGCGCTCAGAAATAATCGTGTACTTAACTTCCTCAATCATCATAGAGTACGCGCTGCGCTTGTCATAGTATAGCTCCTCGTCAGCGTGGATGGCTTCGACCTCAGTCCCCGCTGCCACAACCTTGCCGCGAGCATAGCGCAACTGGCTGGTGTCCTCGCCGCTGAGCAAGAGCCCGCTTTCAGTGGTCACCTCCTCCTCGATGGGCTGGAGGACAATGTATTTTCCTATCGGACGCATGTAATAAAAATTGGTGTCTTGGGGCCGACGTAAGCTCCCGCAACATTGAAAGTATAGAACTCGTATGCCTCGTCGTACTCCAAGCCGTTGAGCATTAGAATCTCCAGACAACGACCCTCGTCATACACAACAACGCCCGCGTCAGTGAAGCCAAGGATGGCGTCGTCGAAACCGTCGGCGAACAATGCGCTGTCTAAGTACTCGAGTATCTCTTCCCTCATTGTGCCAAAGTAATAATCGCCTTGGTGCTAAGGATGGTGATGGCCACACTGACCGCATTCTGCAAAGCAGTAACCGTGACCCGCGTAGGGTCCACGATGCCCATGTCAATCATGTCGCCAAACTCGCCGGTCTTGATGTTGTAGCCCATGCCGTCCTCAACCATACTATAGTCGTAGTCGACACCGGCGTTCTCCATAATCTGCTTCAACGGAGCCTGCAAAGCTTGGCGTAGGATATAGCTGGCAGAACTGCCCTCACCCAGCTTCCGGCTCAAGTTGTACAGGGTAACGCCGCCGCCGGGCAAGATGCCTTCAGACATAGCTGCCTTTACTGCGCATACCGCATCGTCGACCCTGTCGAACAATTCCTTCTGCTCCAAGTCGGTATAGCCGCCGACCTCAATAACGCCGACACCGCCGGTCAAGCTCGCGATGCGACTTTGGATGAAATCCTTATCAGCTCGCCCCTTGGCAAGTTGATGGGCCTCCTGCAACTGCGCAACGCGCTCGCTGACGTCAACGTCGCCCTTCGTAAGAATTGTCTCGTCGCGGCCTACAACGACGCGGTCAGCCCAACCCAAATCGTCAGGGCCCATCAGGCTCAAGTCGTCACCCGTCTTCTCCGAGTAGTACACCGCGCCAACAGCTACAGCCAAGTCTTGCATAAGCTCGTGCTGGCGGTACCCAAAGCTGGGAGGAGGGATGACACACACCTTCAAGCCCTTCTTCAAAACGTTAGCCGCAAGAGTGTTCAAGACGTGACCGCTGACCGGAGCCACGATAAGCAGCTTCTGACCCTCACGGATAATCGGAGCCAAGACCTTCTCGATGCTCAACACGTTGCCAATCTCTGTGTCGCAGACCAAAACCTTGCAGCCATCGAAGACGCACTCGTCACGACTCTGGTCGTTGATGAACATAGGGCTCGCCCACCCGCGCTCAACACGAATGCCATGAGTGGTCTTAAAGCTGGTCTCGCTAGTCTGGCTTCGCTCCACCGTAACGATACCGTCCTTGCCGACATCCTTGTAGACGTTGGCGATGATATCGCCGATGCTCTTGTCGTTGTTCGCACTGATAGTGGCCACGTGCTTTAACTGCTTCTTGGTCAACCGACGGCTGCGACTACGTAGCTCCTCGATGACTCCATCGGTCAAAGACTTCAGCTCGCGCAACACATCCGTCTTGTTGGCATCATCCCCAATGGCCGCAAGCCCACCCTTGACCAAAGCCTCGGCCAAAACAATGCTGGTCGTAGTTCCGTCACCCGCCTCACTCGCAGTACGGTCCGCCGCCTCCTTCATCATCCGTACAGCCAAGTCCTCGACAGGGTCAACCAAGTTCACCGCGCGGGCAACAGTAACCCCATCCTTGGTCACAGTAATGCCATGGGTATGCTCGGGGCTTTCAATCAAGACCGTCTGGCCGCTAGGGCCCAACGTCGACTTCACGGCTCCCGCCAACTTTTCTATTCCGGAGACAAGCTTCACGCCGTCAAAATGCAACTCCTTTTTATTCATAGTGAGACGAAGGTATGTCGCAATGTCGATTTTCAGCGTCCCTATAGAGAGAGAGAGAGAGAGAGAGAGAGAGAGAGTTCTTCCCTATACGAGGAAAAATAAATGACATTTTCGACATCGCACTGAAAGCCAGTTACTTAGTCGACACAAAACCGACACCCCATGTGTCGATTTTCGACACAAACAAGCATTTGGGTATAGCAACCTTGCATAATGTGTATACAAAAAGGGAGCGCCCACGTTTGGACAACTCCCTTCCCTAAACCAAAATCAGCATTAACCGATGCCGGCCGAATATACATATCAGATGTATATGGCGTTTGGGTAACCCCACCCCCCACGTGCTGACCCCCCATGCCGAAAGCTGTTTTTTTTGAAGGGGGGGGATGCTGTTTTGTTTCGCGCCCCCGGATTTTTTGGGGTTTCCCCTACTAACTCCGGCAGGGGCCCCCGCCCCGCCCGT